CGTTTGCTTGATCGCTGCTCCCAGTTCAATCATGTCCGGGTTCATGATCAGCGTCGTGCCGTTGTCGCCGACCAGCACGTCAGCGTCAGGGTACTTCGCACGGAGTTTCGCGTAGCCGGCTTCCTCGCCGGCATCGTCGTACCACGCCATGCGCAGATCCTCGTCCATGACGTTGACCTGCTTCGCGCCGGGTTTCAGGAACACCTCGTGCTGCACCGGGCGCGTATTGATGCCGCCGGCCAGTTCGCCCGGATTCGACTGCGCCACATAGATCGGACGGCCCGGATCCAGTTGCGTGATCTCCTCCGCGGTCGCATGCGTACCAATCGAACGTGCGCCACTGCCGGTCTTGCTCAGGTCACCGATTGCGCCACGCTGCGCTCGAGGTGATCCTGCGACCGGGCCACCTCCGATGTTCTCCATGATCCGGCCAGCGACAATCGCCGCTCGCTCCTGAATCTTCGCCTGCAGCGCCACGTCCTTCGTGATCTTCGCGAAGTGCCACAGCGACGACAGAATTGCACCCTCGGCCGTGTTCAACGCGATACGCATCGCATCGTTATCCATGCCGCGAGTGTCGAGAGCCTCGGTCACCGCGTTGTCGAACCCGAAGTCGCGCAGCAGCGACGAGATGTTGCCGCCCTCTTCGTCGACGTGACTGAACAGGTACTCGCCGTACACGCCAGTCTTCAGGTTGTCGATCAGCATCTCGGTGAACGCCTTCAACTTGCCGGCATCCGCAGACACCGAACGCTGGCCGGCCATCTTGCCGCCAATCGCGAAGTCTCCGACGATGGTCAGCATCAGCGACGACATCTCCTCGCCGAGACCGTAGACCTCGGTGTCGCCGATCTTCGGACGCTCCCAGTCATACCGCTCGAACATGTCGTCGCGAGCAATCTCCCACGGCGTGTTCTGGTACTCGTCGAGACGGCCCTCTGCCGCTGCGTTCTCCCACGAATCGAACATCGCGCCGAGCGTCGGGCGCTCTCTCTCCGGGGTACCGGCCTCGACATCCATCTTCGCCATCGCGCCGGCAGTGAACGGTGTCGAGCGCGCAGCAGCCTTCGCCGTCTCCTTCACGACATCGACCGGCAGAGCGGTAAGCGTCCCTGCGTCGTATGCCATGTTCACGAGCCCGGTGCCGATGTCCTCGATGCCTCGAGCAACGACGCGAGAGAACGGCAGCGACAACTCCATCTTGCCGGAGTTGAGGTTGTACTGCTTCTGCACCAGTCGGCCAGTGCCGCCCTTGCGACTCGTGACCAGCGATCCGCGGTAATACTCGTGCGGCAGGAACACCGGCTCAGGCTTCCACTCGCCCTGCTCCGCATCGTTCCAGTCCGCAGGCTTGTGCGACATCGACGGCTGCTTGCCGTCGCGAACCATCGACATGTAGTCGTAGTCCGCATCAGGCGGCAGAGTGTGCGGGATCGACTTCTTCCATTCCTCGGTTCGAGTCTTGAGATTGTCAGGCTGATTAGACTCCGCGACGAAGCGACGGCCGTTCTCAACGTCAGACTGCAATTCCCTGTCGGCAGCGATTTCGAGTTGCTTGTCGTAAGGTTCCATCATTTCATCCCGAGCATCTTCTGTAGATACTTGATCTCTCTGCCTATCGAAGCGAGAGCGGCCTCTTCATCCTGATACAGGTCATTCGACGGCTCCAATTCAGTCCGTCGCCTGAAGGTGTTTATGATCTCGATCTTCGTCTTCTCGAGATCGATGCCGGTCGCCTCCTCGTTGATGACGATGTTGTAGCCACCCTTCTCTGCGCGAGCAGAGATCGCATCGAACCTGTACTTGAATCGATTCTCGGCGATCCACTTGTCAGCGTCGAACCTGTCACCCTGACGCATCGCGGCACGGTAGAACCCGAGTTCGAGCGACTCGTACACCTCTGCCTCGACATCCTTGTCGCCGGCCATGAACGACCCGGTCGCCGTCATGCCGGTGATCGACGCTCGTTCCACGTCCAGCAACTGCCGCCAGTCGGGATTGTCGATGATCGACTTCGTGTAGCCGTCGATGTCCGACAGCGCCTTCATCGCATCTGCCGCGCCGATGTTCGGGTTCATCAGGATGTTCGCCTTCGCCTGATCGACGGCCTCAGAGTACGGCACCGTCTCGTCGCGATAGGCCCACGTCAGCAGGTTCTTGATCTGGTCGTTGATGTACTTCTCGCCGGCCGTGTTCGTGAAGTCACCCGCCGACCGATTCGACGAACGCGCACGGATGATCGATGTCAGAGTGTCGAACCGAGACTCGGTCAGGTTGTCGCGGTTCGCGATCAGCGTGTCGAGCGACAGCGAGCCGTCGACCGCACGAGGCAGCGCCTTCAGGTAGTTCTGCTCGAACACCGGGTTGTCATCTTCCTCTGACTGCAGGCGATCCTCTTCTGCCAGCAACTGCTTGTAGACCGTCATCCGCTTCTCAGCGTCGGCGATGCTGCCGTCAGTCAGGATCGCAGCACGGGCCTGCTCGATGGTCGACAGGTTCTGCGTAGCCACCGCGTCGTAGTAAGGCTTCAGCACCTCCTGCTCGCGGTTCTGCTCGAGAGCCGACTTGCGCTCGGCAGGGCTCAGGATCCCCAGTTCTGCCGCCGTGTCGATCTGCTCACGCGCAGCACTGAAGTTGCCCGACTCCTGCAGCATCGTCACCGTGTCGAACGTCGTGTTCTTCGCACGACGGACCCGCAGTTTGTCGGCCTTCGCCTGAGCCTCGATCTCGGCCTTCATGTAGATGCCGGCCAGCGCCGTCTCGGCCTCACGCCGGCGGCGACCAGTGAGCCCCTCGAGGTAGCCGCTGGTCTGCTTCTTGATCGTCGCCCAGTCCTCGGCCTTCTTCTCCTCCATCGGCCGGGACTCGCGGATCGTGCGGCCCATGAAGTCCTTCTGCTCAGGCGTGACTTCCTGTTCCCATTCGCCGCTCGCGAGGAACCCGGCAACGTCGGCCTCGGTCTTCGCGATGGCGTTCGCCTGCTTCGTCTGCTGCTCCGCGTCGTAGACCTGCACCGCGAACTCGGACAGGCCCGTCAGCGACTCAGTGACGAATTGCGTCTTAGCCTGCGCAGCAGCCGCGACCAGATTCGGGTCGACCTGTTCAGTCCTCGGCAGTGCCGTCGATGAGTAACGTGGCAGTTTCATCCGAACCTCATGTGCAGCAGGCTGAAGGCGTTCGTGAGCCCCGATGCCGCCGCGCTATAACCCTGATACTTCGTCGTCTGCGACCTGAGCGAAGCGTTGCCGAGAGCGGCAGCAGCACGAGACGCGCCGACCTTCTCAGTGATCGCTCGCTCTCTTGCGAACTCGGCCTTCTGTTCGGCCAGCACCTCGAGCGTCGACTGCGATCCGATCTTCACGCCGGACGCGGCCGTCGCTGCGACGGTCTCCTCGCGCATCATCGACTCTTCACGGCCGATCTGACGGACCCGCTCGGCAGTGACATCCTTCTCCATCGCCGCTTCTTCGCGGCCGAGAGCGTCCTGCTTCTTCGCCAACTTCCGGCTCGAGGAAATGGAATACGCCGCAGTGCCTACGGAGACGACGGCGGCAGTGATTGCAAAACTCATTCTTCGCCCTCCAGCAATTCCCGACGCTCATGCTCGAGCAGCCGTCTGTCGTTATGCACGAGCATGGCCTCGAGTTTAGCGATGTCTCTCTCTTCCGTCGCGTGGATCGTCAGCAGCACGGCATCCTCAAGGACATACACTGCGCGCTTCGTTCCCGGTGGACTGACGATGATGTCACCAGCCTCGATGATCCTGTCAGGTGCCGTCGCGCTCACCATCTTCATGCGACCATTCAGGCAGATGCTCATGTGTTCCGTGTTATGGATCGCACCCGTCGCGCACACCCCGGCCGGCAGAAACATCTCTCGGACGTAGACTCCCGGCGCGAAGTGATGCCGCACCTCGAGTTCCACCTGCGGCAGTTTCCCCAGCGCATCCTCCAGAGCGAAGATCTTGTCGACGCTGCTATGCGTTATGGCTGGCGAACTCACCATAGACTCCCAGAATGTGAGTGGGGAACGGAAGATCCTGAACAATCTCGATTGAGCCGTCACCGAACCCGAGGTTGTGGATACGCGCATCCTCAGACCTGAGAGGCTCGGGAAGATCCATCGGGGTCGCCGGAGTTCGATCAGCAGGTAGTTGCCCGTTGATCTTCGGAAGGCCAGAGTCGAGTAGCCGAACATACAGTTTGTTCCACTTGCGAGCGGTGCCAAACCCGACTCCCGCCGGGTTGCCGGAGACGTGTTCGTAGGTGACGATGCGGCCGACATACGGCAGGCCGACAGCGTAGCGTCCTGAGCGCGGCACAGTAAGATCGACGTTGCCAGAACCGTCGACCATGTACAGACCGATGTCTGCGTCATCGAGAGTGACTCGCACTTCGCGAGACGCGAGACGATTCAGTCCGACAATCGTCGACTGGTTGGTGAGCGTTCCGGTTTCGTAACTATCGAGGTGAACGATTCCGTCAAGGTCTGCACCGAAGTCGCGGCGCGGATAACGCATCTTCTCCAGACACCAGCCACTCTCTCGTCTGACCGATACATAAATGTCGTCCTCGAATGAGAGTGAAGAGTAGATCGAAACCGCATCGTAGATCGAATCACCGAGACTCCCTTGTGAGTATGCCGCAATGCCTTGCGATTCGACGTAGGTCATGAACAGAAGGTTGCCATCATCGCCGACCATGACCACGACGGACTCAGGTGTGCGCCACATCTCCAGTCGGCCAACACCCGGACGCAGCAGATGCTCTGCCGTCACGGATGCATCTACAGACTCATAGCCGAGCAAGTCGCGGTTGTACTGCGATGCCCTGATCTTCGTGCGTCCAAGTTCCACGTAGAACACCGTGCTGCCAATGCGCAGCGATTGCACCCTTGCCGCCCTCGAATAATTCTGTCGCTGCACCTGAATGTCGGACGGTGACAGCGTGATCTGCGCGCTGATGACGAACTCGCCGGCAGACGTACCGACCAACAGGCCGAGCGCCGTCGATGACATCCACTTCACGGCAGGCGTATCGGAAGTCTCCACCGAGAACTGCACCGGGTCCGTGTCATTCGGTCCAGACTCGAAGTCGCCATACGATGCGATGCGCGATGCCCAGATCGTCGTCGGTGAATCCTGACTGCCAGCAAGCACGAGTCGCTGCTGGTGGAACTCACCAACACCGGGGAAGCCGCGATCCCATGGCGAATAGATCGTGCCTGTCGCCCATGGGTTGTTGCTGTCGTGCTGCCATTCCCACCACGGTGGCTCAAATGCCTGCTCAGCCCAGTACGTCTCCCAGTCGACACCGACACCGGGTTCGTTTGTTGCCGATGCGGTGTGCGGCAGAATGCAGATGTAGAACGAGCCGCCATTCTCGACGACATACGGATACGACCACGCAGGCTCGGCACCCGTGTTCGGGATTCCTGCAGTGATCTCAATTGAGCAAACCTTCGTCAGTACCGAGGTGTGATTGATTGTTGCCGGCCTGCCTGACCGAGGACCGTCGACCGTGACCTCGTAGACACCCGGCGACACGTTCACCGCACTGATGGTGTGTCCGGTCCTGAGCGCACGAGCCTCATTGAAGCAGGCCTCGAGCGTGGCGATCATCGTCGCAGGCACCGTCGAGTACCGATAGATCGTCCGGCTGTTGAAGTCCTCATTGAAAGGCTCGAACTCGGCATCAACTCTTCGGTATCCTCGGCGGTTGTAGTAGTACGTCGAGTTCGTGATTCCACCGTAACTGAAATAGAACGGATCACCATCGACCCAGCCGCCCTCCGTGAAGTCGACCTCGTATGTCGTCGACCCACCCTGCAGTTGCGGCGACTTGTAATCCTCGAAGAGCATCTTCGGAACATCACGAGCGGGGAACGGAATGATCGTGATCGTACCTTGACTCTCAAGCCGCAAGTACTGCGGTGGATGTGCCTGCGAAAGCATCACGACCAGCGATTCCTGATTCGTGAAGTTCACCTCGGCAAGGTCGCTTACCGTGTACGGGTTGTCGATCTCCTGCAGCAGCGGAGTCGGGTTGCCGAGGATGATGTCGTCTCGCCACTGCCGAGTCTTTCCGGGTCCGACCTCGAAGATCGTGTCCGACCTATCGCCACCATCACGGAACGCGAACACTCGAAACGGATTCTGCGGATCAGCAGGCTCGCCGATGAACTCGGAACCCTGACGGAACAGCGCGCCACCCTGCGGCGTGACAATGAAGTTCTGCATCACCCGGCAGGCAGACGACTGCCTGTCCGAGTCTGCGCGCAGCGTCATCCTCGGCGAGAGAACTCCCGCCGAGAATGAGAACCGTGCCTGCTGCGACCGCGACATCAGCGCACCCGTATGAGCGAACGGTTGCGGATCCGCTTGCTGCGGCCCTGCATCCCGTCACGAGTCTTCGCTTCCTTCAGCATGCCGGCGTACAGGCCACCCATGTTGGTGAAGATCTGCGACGACTGCGTCAGCGGGTAGGCGACGAAGAGCGCCAGTTTCGCGGCGAAGGCCTGCACGAACGTCGGCGAGAAGTCACCCTCGTTCACGTTCTCCGTGATGCCTCGAGCGTACACGACCGACTCGTTCGTCAGGATGTAGCCATCCTCGAAGTCCCAGTCGATCTGCTCAGGCTGATACGCCGCGTTGCCGACAATCGACTGCGCGTTGTTACGGTCGCAGGTCAGCACCCGGATGATGTCTGCCGGCACCGTGAACCGATTGCCCCATCCGTAGAGAGGCTGCACCGGGTCCAGCGTCGGCTCGAATCGACGGATCGCGAACGACCATTCCTGCGCCTCGAGCGTAGCCTTCAGTGCAGGGCCATAGTGCAGCCGGATCAGTTTCGCCTCGTCACTGTCGTCCACGTCGACATCGGTGACAAGGTTAGCGCCGATCCACGACAGCGCGAGGTTGGCGATCTCAGTCCGCGTTGCCATCTTCTGTCTCTGCGGCCTTCTTCTTCGAGGCCTTCTTCTTGACCGCCGCCTTCGGCTCGAGCGATTCGACATACCGGCGCATCACGTCCGGCAGCACGACGCATGCCTGCGCGCACTCTTCCACCGTGTAGCCTTGCGCCAGCATTCGCTTCGTCCGATTGATGTCGGTCTGGTTCAGTCCTGCCTTGAGTCCCATTGCAATCTCCTATGTGAGTACCCTAACGAAGTATTCCTCGCCATCGTTGAATTTGTATGGCGTGTTCCACCGCCACTCTGTGAACGTGCCATCGTATGACTCGAGGTTCGGCGCACCGAGCGTCGTCACGTCACCCGTCAGTATCCTCTCGATCACCATCCCGGTAAACGAGACCACGGTCCAGTCACCGAGCCACTGCATGAATAGCCTGTTCACCGACACCCTCGAGTAGAGCCTCGACAGCGGCGGCACGTCGTCAGGTATGAACGACCCCCAGAATCCGCGGCGGTATCCGACACGCTCGCCGGCAGGGTTCGTCCCGGCCACCAGTTTATGCACGTCGCCGATCTCAATCGGCGGCGGGATGTATATCGACGCACCGTTCTTGTCGCACAAAGACAAATACCCGGCCGGGACTGGATACTTGAAGTCGCCGCGACCGTTCGCGTCCTTGTTGCCGCCGGCTGTGACGCGGCCACCGAAGGTGCCGTTGTCGCCGAAGTTTGCCACCATGTCGGACACGCCGCCCGTGGATGAGTCACTGCCACCCGGCCATGTCAGTCCGGTCAGCCCGTGCGGCACGGAGAACGACTGCACTCCGTTGACGTATGTGGTCAGGTTACCTGCCATGTCCAGCGCAAAGCCGACAATGCTGTTGGTCGTGTAGGCCAGTCCTGTTCCCTGATTGGCAGCGGCAGTCCAGTACGCACCTGTCGGGAAGTAGCCCCAGTCAGTCGCGGTGCTTCCGAGGTACTCGTTGACGTTGCTCGCTGGCTGACCAATGCCGACACCCTGCGCAGTGACACCAGTTAGCGACAGAATCTCCCAGTACCACCTGCCCGTAGTCGCGCCCAGCGTAGCGAACACCGCTCCACGATTTGCCGCGCTGTTGCTGACGGCCCGGAGGTTGCCTTCCGATAGGATCTGAATCGCGGATTTGTTCGCAGGATCGAACGTCGCGAAGACCGGAGGTGTCACTCCACCGTCTTTCCAGAACGCTTTCCTCATGTCGTCCAGCGTACCCGTGTACCCGAGCCCGGTCAGGTACTCGACCCACATGTCGTTGACGTGCGCAGCCGTCGCACCCTGAGCGATCAGGAACTCGTACTCCGCGTCGTTCAGTTGGCTGGCAGTGGCACCATTGGCCCGATAGTAGGCCAGCAGGCCGTCATTCAGTTGAGGCCCGACGACCGCGAGGATGTCGTCGTTGATATGCGTCACGGGCTATTCGTCGGCACGATGACCGCCAGACCGAACGCGTTGGTCACGTCGATGCTGGCACTTGTCGGGGAACTGATGCCGATGCCGTAGGTCATGTTCGCCAGCGCCGAGAGTTCAATCCACCTCGCGTCGGTCGATACGCCACGACCGGGGCCTCGAGTGACGATCTGGTAGGACTCGCCGACCGGGACACCGTTCTGCATGATGTTAATGTCGATCTCCGCATTCTGCGGCCCTTCGGCCTGAATGAAGAACTCGATCTGATACGAGAAGCCGGGAGTCGGCGACAACTCGAACCGGCCCGTCGTCGGGTTCGGCGTGAGGAATCCGGGCAGTCCACCGATGGACGCGTCGAAGATCGCCGGGTACTCGGTCGGCACTGTGGTCAGGTTCAGCGATACGGATGGCGGCGAGGTGAGTGCTGCCTCGTCCTGTATCGTCGAGTCGATGATGTCGCGCAGGATGCCGCGCACATCGGCCGGCGAGATCTCACCGACCACGTTATCCGGCAGCAGCGTCAGCAGGTCTGCGCGGATGTCATCCAAAAATCGTCTTGCCATTATCCAAACCCCGCATCGAAGCCGTTGTCGAACGCACGACTGGGAACCGGGATCACACCGCCGCCTTCCCAGAAGTCGAGCAGCATGTCATCCAGAGCGCCCTTGTAACCGATCAGGCGCAGGAACCGGAACCACATGTCATTCAGTTGCGCCGGGTCCGCGCCGTTCGCGATGAGGAACTGGTATTCCGCATCGTTGATCTGGTTCGCCGTCGCCCCGTTCGCCTTGTAATACGCGAGCAGCCCATCGTTGATGTGCGGCCCGACAGCGGCGACGATGGCATCGTTAATCTGCGACATTACGCCGCCTTCAGAACCTGCTCCCGCACCGCATCGATGAGCGCACCGAAGTGACTCTCGAGGTGATTCGTGAGACCGCCGCGGCTCGTCGAGATCTCGGCGCTGATTCCGATTGCCACGTCGTCCGCGTTGAACGATGCAACCGTCGACTCAGTGCGGCGATTCGGTACGCCGATCTTGTCGATGCTCACGCCTGAGTAGACTCTCGCGCCTTTGAATCCCGGCGCTGGTTCTATGTCGAGCAGAGCCCGGTCACGCACACCGTTGAGCAGGAACTGCCACGCGTTCGTGATCTCGACCTGACGGTACTCTGGAACATTCGCCAGAGCGTAGATCGCGATGCGGTTCGCCGGCACCTCGACTGCAGTGCCAGTGACGACGATGTCCGAGAGGACTGCACCCGGTTCGCTAATAAGCCCGTGGGCCATGATGGTCATACTTCTCTCCCCTGAAAAACCCCCTCCCGAAGGAGGGGGCGGGTACGCACGGAACCGAACTCAGAGAGTGTCGGCGACATGCAATTCGACGATATGCTCATCCTCGACGCGGACGGCACCAGCAACGAAGTTGCAGTAGATGCGCCACGCGAACGAGTTCGACGGATCCTCGGCGATCTTCGCCGAGATGTCCTTCGCGATGTGCAGACCGATGGCGCGCTCCGTGAAGAACAGGCACGACAGTTCACCAGCGGCCGGGGCCAGCAGGCGGGTCGACAGCACCCATGTGAAGCCCATCCAGTTCGGCACGATGCCGGCCTGCTGCAGGTTCTGCAGAGCCTGAGCCTGAACGTAGTCAGACGAGGTCTGCTCGGTCAACTGCATCAGTTTGCGGACCTGCGTCGGACCCACGACCGCGACCTTCGGAACGGACGGGTCGATGTCGTTCTGCATGAACTTCTCCTGCACCGCAGTGATGAAGTCGAACGAGATCGGGGTCGTGCCGTCACCGACAGTCTGGCCGGCCGGGAATGCGACGGGCGCACCGTCACCGTCAAGCGCGTTGCCCGTGGCAGCAGCGATGATGATGTCGTCCATTGCACGGCGCATCGAGTACGCCAGCGACTTCGTCAGGTTGCTGTTGGGGTCGACGAGCATCTGGGACGGATCCTCCTGCTCGGTGCTATCGGCGTTGTGCCACGTCTGGGCGACCGATACGCGACGGCTCCAGAGCGTGTCAGCCTCGGGAGTCTGGACCAGTCGACCAGTCTTCTGCACGGCATCGCTCGAGCCGAGACGTTCCCAGTTGTGCTGCTCGGATCCGGCAGCGCGTTCCATCACATAGGGACGAAGACGCGTGACTTCCTGCTGGGCAAGATGCCGGACGTTGTTTTCAAATGTCTGGATATAGACATTCGGTTGTGTAGTTGCCATGAGGATTCTCCTTGTTGGCAGTTGTTAATTACCATTCAAGGGAATCCGGTGTCCGGGCCTTGCTTATCGAGTCTCCGGGGCCGGACGGGAATCCCGGCTCGATGCCCCGGAGTTTACCCGTATCAGCCCGTCCGACGCAACGACATGGGATCCGTCGACTGGCCGGGGTTGGCAAGCGCCACGAGTTTGACCATCTCGTCCATCGCTCGCCGGTGACCCGGATGCGACTTGTCGCGGAACGCCGACTTCGGATTCGCGTAGATCTCGTCGATCCGTGCCTGCGCCTCTGCCGGGGTCATCGCTCCCGACTGGCCCTCGCCCTGACCAGCGACCTCTGCCTCACCAGAGAACAGAGCCTTCGCGATCTCGTACCGACCCTGCGGTGTCGACAGGTCGAACTTCGACTCGAGAGCGCCGATGGTCTTCATCCGCTCTTCATACGCCGCGCCCCACTCGGCCCGGAGCGCCTTCTCTGCAGCCTCTGCCGCCACCGCCTGCTCGCCGGCAATCGCAGATCCACGGGCCGACATTTCCTTCATCATGTCCTCGGCCTGCTGCTTCGACAGTTTCGCCTTCAGGAAGATCTCGCGCAGTCCTTCCTCGGATCCATCCGGCAGTTCGACTCCCTCAGGGATCGCATACCCCGATGGATCGGACGGCGTACCGAACGTCGCCCAGAACTCAGCGTCCTCGTAGTCCGGCCGCTTCATCAGTTCCGGCACCTTCGTCGTCAGTTTCTCGAGGAACGCCTTCCGGTCTTCCTCGCCGGCATGTTCGCTCGGGATCCTGATCGAATTGCCGAGCATCGACTTCGTCTCGACGAATCCCTTCAGCGCCTCGTCGAGGCTCTTGTACTGGCCCAGCGTCTCGTTGCCCTTCAGTTCCTCGGGCAGTTCATTCATCCACTCTTGCATGTCTCGCACCCTCTATCCGTTTCATGATGTACAGCACGACCTCTCGTGCGCCTTCGTTGACCAGCGTCATGTTCGGATCCACGACACCTTCCACCTTCGCCACCGACGTGCGGTTCAGGAACCTCTTCTGCAGATCCTCGAGAACCTTCTCGCCGTTGATGCCCCGGAATGTCTCCGAGTAGATGTGATCGCCCTGCGAGATCTTCGCCATGACGATCTCCGCGTTCGGGAGTTTCGTACTAGCCATTGCGCATACCTCCCGCTGCTGCCGCCAGTTCCGGGTTGTCCTGCACCGCGGCCGTTCCTTCTGCCATCGACCGCATCGCCTCGCCGCCAGCCTGAGCCATCGCGACCTGCTCCACCGCCTCTGCCTTCTGCTTGCGCATCGTGCGGATCTCCTCGAGTTCGTCCTCGTCCCGCATGAGAGCCGCCGGCACACCGCGCAGTTCGCCCAGTTTCCTCGAGACCGCGTCCGTGTCTGGGATGTCGAGCATCTCCGGGTACAGTTGCCCGAGGTTCGCGATGCCATTCATCCAGATGTCGATGCCATCGGCCTGCTCGCTCTTCTGCGCTCGAGGCAGCGGCCCGATGTACTCGATGTCGAGATCAGCGTCGGCCACGGCCTCAGGCATCTCCGGCATCTGGCCGGCACGGATCAGGATCATGAACGTCCTGCGGATCAGCGGATCGAGGAAGTCGGCCTGCAGCCGGCCGAGCGTCGGGCCGAGCAGACGCTGCATGCGCTCGTACCTGATCTGCACCTCGTAGGCCGTCATCGCTGGGCTGTCCTTCAACTCGAGTTTGTCGATGAAGAAGATCCGCTCGATGGATCGCTGCAGCCTGTCGATCTCGGCATCGGCCTGATCGAACCGGGCTCGGCTCTCGTAGGGTGCGATCTCGTTCATGTCGCTGACAATCGTCAGTCCACCCGGCGACAGATCCAGATCGGAGATCAGCCCGTTCTCTGTCGTGATCGTCGACGGGTCGATTGCCTTCGCTCTCGCCTCGCTCGTCTGCATCACGACCTCGTTCAACTGCAGGATGTCCGACAGCGCGATGAACGCCGGCGAGAATCCGTAGCGGGATCCTGAGACCTTCGACCAGCGCGGCACGAACGCCGGCATCTCGTAATAGCCGCCCTCCTTGCCGATCTGCTGCGCGCTCGCATGCAGGACGTACATGTAGCCGCACGGCCTGTTCTCAGGGACCAGCGGCTTCGTCGTGTCCGCGTCCTTCTTGTCGCCGCGCATGTAGATGGCGAAGATCACGTCGTGCTTCCTGTCCGGGTCGTCGTCCTTCGCGATCTCGTTGGGCAGGTTCTCGACTCCGAACTTGTCGACCATCTGCAGCGCGGTCAACTGAAGTCGACGATACAGGCGCAGCACCTTCCCCTCTGCGTCGGGCTCGAAGTAGGTCTCGCGAACCGGGACCGCCGTGAAGTTCAGGCCCTTCCACTCGGACTCGCTCACGGGCTCCTCGACAATGCAGCCGGTGCCGAACGAGCAGAGATCCATGTAGATCTCAGCCGCCTCGAGGTTGAAGTCGGACTCGATCAGCGTGTTCCACATGATCTGCTCGCACTCCTCGAGCCACTCCTGCGCCATCTGGTTCGAGTTCAGTTCCTCGTCGCGAAACTTCAGGTTGAACCAGCGCACGGCCGGCGAGGTGAGATTGCCGTGGATCTGCGAGGCGAGCAGGTTGCACGAGTTCGGTGCGGTACTGTCGAAGATCCTGCGCCTGCGCCACTCGACCTCGTGTTCGCTCGACTCCGGCTTGAAGAAGTCGCCCCGGAACGGAACCACGAATCGCTGGATCAC